CAGTCACCGATAATTGAGTAACTTTTGGTGTAGCTGTTAAATCAGCACTCTTTAAAACTGCTCTAAATTTAAATCCTCTACCTATATAATCACCCACATTAAACTTCTGAAATGCAGTATATGTTGGTGAACCAGTTGTTGGATCATCTCTAGTTCTAGCTATTTGCAATTCAACATTAACATCACCAAATGTTGCATTATCACCATCAAAAAATCCCTCACGATCATCAAATAAACCTGCAGCATCATCAAATAGATCAACATAATCTAATCGCTCAGAAAGAACTCTAGCTGTTATTCTACTTGTATAAACTGCACCAACATCTATAAATGTATCAAAATCATAAGTTCCAGATGATACAACTGAACCTGCACCACCATCAAAAGAACCTAATGCATCATCAAAATTACCAGACACATCATCGAATTGATTTGTAGTATCTAAAATTAAAGCACTTCCTATATCTACAACATTTGTTTTTGTACCTGTAAAGTTAGGATGTTGTGTTGATGTTGCAACTAGATTTAATTCTTTAATATCATCAATTAAAGTAACATTACTTGTAGCATTTGCAGAAGCTAATCCAATTTTATCCACAGACCTTACAAAATAAGTTCCAGTTAATGCAGGAACAGTAACTGTGTTTGCAGGTCTTGATACTTTATCAACTAAAGTGGTTGCATTACTAAAAATAGCACCACTAGTCAAAGGTGAATGTCTTATAATATAATGTGATAAATCAAGATCAGCTACAGGTGTCCAAGATAAATGTGCTTCTGTTCCAATAACATTAACTTGAAAATTTGTTACATCTGCAGGTGGTTCTGTTTTACCAACAACTTGATGCGCATCAGTTGTAAAAGGTGATCTAACATTTAAAGCATTTAATGCTCTTGCTCTAACATCATAAACAACACCATCTTCAACATTTAATAATTCATAACGACCTGTTCCACCTTTACCCATACTCACATAATTAGTATCACTTGCTTTTTTGGCTTGCACCTCAAATTGTGAAACAGCATTATTACTTGAAGTCACTTCTGCTAATAATACAGAAACAGCTTCCTCATTAACAATTCTTAATTCATCTGTAACAGTTAATCCCGGTGCAGCAACAGTCTTAGCATCAAATAATGTTGTATTATTTAGGCTAAATGTTGTTTCTTCTGCATTCCAATCATAAACAGCAGAACTTGTTTCCTTTAATAATAAATCAACACCCATAACAGGTTGCCCATTATTATCTTGATCTAATGCTAAAGACCATTTTGCAACTTCAAAAACCTTTGAAGAAAATCCATAGCGATCTAAATCAACCATTACAGTATCACCAACTTGATATTTAAATGCACTTAAATTACAAGGGAAAACCAAAGATAATTGTTCTCTATTAGAATATAATGCAATCTTAGCTAATCTTTGTGACATTGATGGTGTTACTGTATAAGCAAAATCTATATTAGCAAAAACTGTTTCATTATTATCTTCTGATACAAATGTTGATGATGTAATAGATGGATAATCTGTTGGCTTTACACCCTCTGCTTGATAAATAAATACACCCTTAACTGCATTAAATTGATCTCTACGGCTTTCTTTGGATTTTACACTAACACCTGCTCTTAGATCATCTTGGTTTAATGTGTCTGATGGTGTTATATACGATGCTGCTTTTAATGAAAACTCCCCTGCAGTATAAGTAAAAGTTCCACCCAAAGAAGATAACATATTTTCTAGAATAGACTTTGGAGTTTCATTGGTGTCTATTATACCATTCATTATATATCTATGTTCAAATAATCCAGATGTTATGTTAACAGTTGACATACCTTGAGCAGCAACGGCTGTATAATTATAAGCATCAGCAGTAAAACCATCCCTTGTAAGCACATTAAAATATGTATCATATTGATCTGGATTTGCTCTAATTACCCTTTCGTCACTTGATAAAGTAACTAATTCATCACAAACATTAGCTGCATTTGTAAAACTTGTTTCATTAATTTCAGATGCACTAACACCTAACCCATAATCAGTATCTAATAAATAATCCCTTATACATAATGCAGGATTAGTTGATAACTCTGTTGTGGCATCTCTCGGATCATAAACTCTTTTTCCGTGAACCAATGCAGATATATTTGGAATTCCATTTGGGAAAACATCTTGGTCAAATTCTAATCTAACATATAAATATGCAATTCCTTGCAATCTATGGTCATTAGTCCACAAACCACCACTTTCTGAAACTAAATTACCATTTGCTACTTGGTCATCACTACCATTTGCCCAAAAAATTCTAGCTTTATTTTTAAAATCTCCACCTACAAAACCATAAATATCAGTTTCAACTTCAACATCATCTATATAAAATTTGCTTACATTTGTAATTTGATGGGAAGCTAAAGCTATAACCATATGTAAATATTTATTATTATCAGTTGTTTCCATAAAAACTAATGGACCGGAAACTTTTGCAGTTCCATAGATAACTCTGCGATTAGTTATGGCTTGCTTTATCATTTGATCTCTATTTAAAGATGCAGATGATTGTGCGCCAAAACTTCCACTAGGCTTCCCAGATAATGCGCTTAATGCAATACTACCTGCTAATGATATAGCAAAACTAGTTGCAAATGATGAAACTATTGCTGATGCAGCGATAGTAGTTGTAAAATAACCAATAGCAGTTGATGCTGCTGCTCCTACTGCTGCTCCTACGACTACTGGTGGCATACTATATTCTCCAACAATCTATCGCTTCATCTAACGATAAAAAAATTAAACCATCTAAACTAACAACTGCTATTTTAGCACCTGTATAAATACCCAATGCAATACCCTCATTTGTATTGACACTTACTATATCACCTCTTGTAATTTTTTTCTTGTCAATTTTTTCTAGTTTAGCATCTACTGTACTAACAAGATCACCTTTACCATATTTCTTTAATGCCTTAAAAGAACCTAAAGCAGTTTTATATTTATTGAAAAACTGTGAAAATCTTGATTTATTAATTAATATTTTTTCCCATTTAGCAGTAAATAAAGCACAATCATGTTCACCCCATTTAAAAGGTTTATTTCTACAATCTTCTAAATATTTAACTAAAAGATTTTCCCAATTTGAAACTCTAGTTTCCACCCCATTGCACCACTTTATCAGTTAAATCTGAAACAAAATCTAAACCTTTATCATTTGGGAAATTAATCTTTTGATCTTCTGGTGTGTATCTTCTCACTCTAGCTCTTTCTAAATCAATTAATCTATTTTCCAAAGTCAATGAAATAGTGCAAGTATCACCACTATCTTCAATAGTCATAACATCCATTCTGCCATCAAATATTAATGTTGGATCAGCTACAACTGCACCAGATGATAATGCACCTAAATATATTAATGCTTGTCTGCCTTGATAGCTTTCAGTTAAAGCTAATGAAACGATTGATGTTTGAATACCATCTAATGATACTTGCGCACCTCTAGCAGCAATTTCAGATGTTTCTTCTACTACACTAAATCCTAATAATGTACCTGCACCAGTATATAATTGTGAACCGAAAGTTATATCACCATAACCAGTCCATAATGCGATTGTGCCACTATCAAAGTTTAATTTTATTGCCAGAAACAATTCAACTTCTTTAGCTGATAATTGTGTCAACATATTTGAAGAGATTGATCTAGTCATTTATAAACTTTCTATAGCACCAAATGTTATTCCATAAATAGATGCTTCATTTACATTCCAATTAACAACATTCTCATTTAACCTAAAAACACCTTTAGCAGATGTCACAACTACAGTTTCATCATCAGATGGTGATGTTCTAATGTCTGGGAATATTGTTAAAGTTGTATTTCCAGAGCCATCAGTATCAGCATCTTGAAGAACCTTATGTAATCTTGAATTTATACCTGCACCTAATTGAATATAATCACCTGCTTTTAAATAGCCTGTTTGGCTTACTGTTGCACCATCAATAATTAACTGATCTCCTGTTTGACTTGCACCATTAACTACAGGTGTACCCGGTGAACTTGATGCAGTTCCTCTAGGTGTTACTGCTGATGGATCTCCTAGCAAAAATGTGCCATATGAACCTTTTAAACTAACTAAAAAAGATATCCATTCTTCAGCATCTGCTCTTTTCATTGGTGGCAATGTAATATCGGCTTCCCATCTTTGACCTGTCCATTTATGCACCTGTTGCGAATAAGTGAAAGGCGATTGAGATATTGCAACTGTATTTCTAGCAAAAAATGCTACTTGTTGAATTGTTTTATTAGTAGGTGTTGCTAGTGGATAAGATATAGCCATTATTAACCACCAAATGCAGTTGCGAATGAACCACCCCTCTGTCGGCTTTCTAAGACTGCTTGTTTAGATGCTTGTGCTATTCTAGGCATTAGGTTGGCAATCTCTGTTCTAACTGTTTGCTGAACACCTGTAGTCACGTTAATAGTTTGATTAATTGTAACACCACCACCAGAACTTAATTGATTGTTAGGTACTACTGTGCCTGTTCTTCCGGGAACAAATAACTCCGGTCCTTTTTCTCCAACAATATATGGTGTTCCACCTGTAGCAGTTCCACCTTTTGCCATAAATGCAGGAACAGTTGTTGCATTAGCTTGACCAGTGAAGAAACTTCCTAATGCTCCATATAATGGACCGGTAATTTGTTTTTGTATTGCTAATCTAATTAAATCACTAATAATTGATCTAGCCATATCTTTAAATGCTTCTTTAGCACTTTTTGTACCCTCAATGACACCAACTAGACTATCTTCTAATGATTTAATTCCTCTATCACCAACGTCTTTAAATGATTGCTGTAATGAACTTAATTCTGGCTGTGTTTCTTTGACTGCATTCTTAACTCTTTCAAAACCTATAGCTGTTCGATTAATAGGTATCCTTATTGTATTCGCTTCTTCTTCAACTTTATCAAATGCTGCAGCTATATTTCTAAGGTTTTGTTCTAATTCTTTTCCAAATCCAAATTTTTCTGTAGGATCTAATCCGACCAAATTAGCTATTTTATTATAACCAGTAACGAAAAAGTTAAGAAAATTTCTAGCTGCTTCTATTGCATTTGCAAAACCTGTAACAACTAAAACTGTCAAAAATTTAGCTAATCTTGCTAATGGTGGTAAAATAAAAGATGTTATTTTTTGTCCAAAACTTACAAAAGTTCTGCCTAATTTATCAAATAAATCATTAGCTTCTTCAACTGCTTTTGCATCTTGACTTGTTAATTGTAAGGTTACTGAATTAAATTCATCTCTTAATTTATTTAATTCACCAGATCCGGCTTGTAATGTGTTGACTAAATTGACACCAGATCTTCCAAATAAGTCAAAAGCAATTCTAACTTTATCAGCAGGATCTTTAATTCCACTTAATCTATCAGAAACTTCATTTAACAGCTCATTAGTCGGCTTTAGAGAGCCATCTGCGTTAGTAACACTTATCCCTAGTGCTTCAAATGCCTTAACACCTGTTCCAATGCCTGTTGATGCTTCTGATATGTTTCTTGAAAATCTAGTTAAACCTTTTTCAAGTTCTTCAGCACTAGCACCAGTTTGACTTGCTGCAAATTGTAAAGATTGTATCTGATTAACTGTTAGACCTAATCTGCTTGATGCTTTTGCAAGATTATCTATTTGTGTTGCAAATTGCTTTAGTGCAACTGTAGCACCTAATCCAATTAATGCAGTTTTGATATTAGCTACAGATCTTCCAATCCTACCTAGACCATTTCTAACACTTGCAAATGCTTGTCTTGTTTTATCAACTGCTGATAAGGTTACTTTAAGATTTTGGTCTGCCATTCT